ATGGTAGTAAATCTTTGGGAGGAAGTAATGGGTAATCTAAAAAAAACCTTATCATTTTTAATAACAAGCTTATTCATCTTTTCTTTGATAGGATGTTCAGCTAATGATACGAACAAATCAGGTGATAAAGGTGGAAGTAACAATCGACAAAGCAAAAAAGTAGTAATAGAGAAAAATACTGCTAAAGCAGTAACACTATCGGCGGGTACTCATAAAGTCGGTAAAGAGATTAAACCTGGGCGTTATGTAATTAAGGCCGTCTCAGGTAGTGGCAATCTATTTTCACGAAACAGTCCTAATGATCGTAATATAAATGTCATTTTAGGGCCAACTGAGGATGATACATGGATGAAACTTTCTTCGTACACCACTGACTTAAAAGCTGGAGAAAAGATAAAGATTGACGGAATTGAATCAACAAAACTAATCCCAACTCCAGACAAACGTATTTTTAGAAAGATACTGACCCCCGGCAGTTGGACAGTAGGTAAAGATATCAAACCTGGCGATTATACTATTAAAGCTGTACGAGGAACTGGAAACATATTCTCTGACAATGGCGAAGATGACATTAATGAAATTTTAGCTAAGCACCCTGATAAAGATTACGGCCAGGTATCAAAAATTCATGTTGAATTAAATAAAGGTGAAATAATAACTTCTGATGTTCCTAAAATAAAATTAGTAGAAGACTAACTACTAAAATTACAAGCATTATAGAAGTCAAACTTATTTAATTTTATTAATTCATTTAATTCGTTTATAAAGCATAACTTTAGGGGTTTTATTCCATTAATCTGATTGATGAAAAACTATTTTAAAAAGAAAAGACAATTCAATTGATCTTATTATTAATGAAAAAAGACTAATTTAAATTTATATTACGTTTTGAGTCCAAAAATTTTGATAAAAATTATATAATTTCTTTAAAGCTTGAGTCCGATATTCATTCGGAGTCAGGCTTTTTGGTCTGTCTTTTTTCTTTCTCCTTTATAGTGTATTACGCAATTTCTTGAGTTAGTTTTTACAGATTATGGTACTTATATTCTTGGCTATAAAAAATTTTCGTTTTAATCAAGTTAAGAAGATCTCCACTAAGCGATTGTGCATTGGATTTCATTTGTGCTACACGTTTTGAAAAATGCCATGTAATTTCAATACACTCTGATAAATCGAACTTTGATATTACACTGTATGGAAATCACAAGCATTTAGAGCCTAATGCTTAGCAAAAATTTTATCCAGCATTGACACAGTTCCATATTAAGATGCCCTGAAATTAAGTAGAAATCGATATCGCCAACATAGTCATCCAGAATGGTTGACAAATAAAACTTTAGTCCCTTAAGATGAAATTCAGTAATATCCGCATACTATTTCATATTTGGTCTTAAGTAAAAGAAGGTAAGTTTAATTAAATTAGGTGCAATCATACCAACTATATCGCAATAACTAGAATACATACGTCGATTTCATTTATTGGCTTTTAAACCCTAAACCCAGTTCGTTCATATTCCTTCTAACCACTTTAAAACTAGCTGGTCAGCCACCTTTAATTAACTGCAAGGCAATCCTACTTTATCTTCAATTTTAAAAATATACTTGTTGGTGCTATATTTGTTTATTTCTCCTAATTTTGCAGCTACTTGAAAAACTTTCCCCTTGATCACTTAATATTAATTTATTTAAGCGTTTTTTACTGACTCTAGGTGAAACAACACTATTAGCACTAACAACACCTTGTGGCTTGGAATTTTGAACACTATTTTTAGTCTTCTAAATGTGTTTGTTATTATATTTTAGCTAATTAGTTTTGGTCTTTAAATTAGTATAAAAATAATTTTTAAATCCATGAAGCATAGTATAAACGCTATTTTCATCTAATGAAACTAACTTTTTCTTCTTTATCTTTACACCGGCATAAAATAAATAGCTGATTTTGTCGCTTGATTTAAAATAAGATTTTCCCGCCACCACAAAAGATAATTCGACTTCGCAATCTGATGTAGGACACATAAGTTTGTAACGTAATTTTTCTAGTTTTTGCTTTTTTATAATTTTAAAAGAAACAGGATTTGATGAACCATACCAAGTTGCATTAAACCTCTCATCTATTTCTCTTCCACAAATGATATAAATGAAATTTTTCTCTAACATTTTAAAAATTTGGCATTAAAGAAAAAGAATTTCATTTCGAGAGTTTAAGGCCTACACATAAGGCTCACCTATAATTTAAGAGCGCCAAATTCGCGCATTATTGTGCCATGGGTTAATGACTGAATGCTAGATAAATTAATTCAAATTTCTGAGAAATTGCAAAAGTACCGGATAAAATTTAACAGCACGGTCGGCCGATTACTTTTATGCCGTGCGAAAGTATAATAAAAGCTTGTAACAGTTGATATTACAAGCTTCTTATTACTATTAACGGAGTGTGAGGGCGCAAATAGCTAAAATTGTTGGAAATTATAGAATTTATTTCCCTATTTATTAGTAATGTTCCATAATTTTTAAGATGATAAAAACTGTTAAATATGAAGTTGGCGAACATTTTAGCGAACATTGCCAAATATCAAGTTACCTTATCTCAATATTGTTAATATTACTTAGCTCAACTTCTGTATCACCTACAACTATTTTATCACCATTGTATCCTTTTACCAACCCCACAATGTCGGGCTGTATCTTCTTGTCCAGAGTTTTTTCCTTAAGCTGAACAGCGACAGTCTTATTATTGGCAAAAGCCTGCAATAGCACCTGGCTAATCTCAGTCTCAGACATAGTATCTTTTTCAGAGTATACTCTAGCTTTTTCTTCCTTATCACTATTAAGAGCAGCTATGTGGTCGCTGAGCATGAATCCTTGCCACTTCTTCATACCTCTATCTTGATAATTCTTAAAAAAGTTATTGACTGTATCGTTAAAATTGTTCTTCATTTTTACCACCAAACATTTGTTTGCAATTATTATAAAATGATGGTGCTGAGTGAGCAAGTCGGAAGACTTTAATTATTTTGGACAATAAAAAAAGCCACCTTAGTATTAAACTAAAGTAGCTATCAAATAATTTAAACTATTTTCTCCAAAGTGTGCAAACTAGGGCGTATGGTTTGTTGTTGATAACATCTCCAGCAACACAGTTTGGAATTTTTGAAAAATCATGATTTAAAAGTGCAGCTTTTTCTTCCTTTAAATTATCGAGCTCACTTTGCAAACTAGAATTATAATTTTTGGCTTCATCATAATCAACAATTTTACTGCCAAATTTATACTTACCGTTTACCAAATCAGAAATCCTACCGTTAATGTAATCTTCATCCCAAACTAATGCATAGTCTTCTTCTTGAGCGCTTAAATTAGCCTTTTTTGATAGAACTGCAAAAATGCTTTCTTTGTTCATGTTGTTCTCCTTTACTTCAATTAATTTTTTTAAGTTTTTTAAATCTTCTTGTGTTGCCAGTTTTCTGATAAATCGTTTTGCCTGAGATCTAGCAACGATGTATTTTTTTCGCTCCTTATGGGCTTCATCCCATTTTTTGCTCGCTTTAAGCTGAGCCTCGCTAACTTTGCTCATTAACTCAACTCCTAATCTTTTGCAACTAAAACTAAATTATCTTCACTAATTATTTTCTGTTGGTCTTTAGCAATTTCAAGTGCATCATCCCAGGTTAACATATCGCCCTGGCTTACCATGTCTTCAAATGGCTCCCTAGCATCGCAAACCTTGAAATAATTCTTATCTAAAAGTACGTAGGTGCCATAATAACCATCGAAGTATTGCCAATTTTTTAAAAACATACAGTGGTCACGATCTAGTTTAAGAACGTAGTTCCTCCAGCCATTATTATAGTTAACATAACTGAATACATTGTCAGGACTAATTCTGATTAGAACCTTGCTTTCGTCAGCATTAACCTGATCTTTGAAATCCCAATACTTGTGAGATTGATCTTGATACTTGAAACCTTTAAATCTGTAATTGTTAAAACTTGTAGTTGACATTTTTGAAGTTCCTTTCTTTCTTCATTCACCTTACAACATTATAATATACGTTTTAACGTATAAAGTCAACTACTTTTTGCAATTTTTTCTAAAAAAAGTTAAAATTATTTTTGAAGTTTCGAACTAACTTCATTTACCTTATGCTCCCATTTGGGAGTTTTTTATTGCAAAAAATAAGCCACTTAGACAACCTACATCTAAGTGGCTTTATTAAAATCTAAGAACGATGAACACCTTTATGATTACCATGATCGTACAATTCAAAATTTGCATCTATTGCTAAGATATAAAATATTTTTGAAATAGGGTTAATTTTTCCTATTATTCTAAGGTCGGATCCCTTTATAACTACATAATTAGTTGAACATTTATCATATCTACCTGTTCTTTTAAATTCAGAAGGTATAGACATCATATCTTCCCGCATTTTTTCCTTAGGTATATATTCAATATTATTTTGTTCAAGTAAAACTTCATAATCGACACAGGAAGCCTTAACAAGTTTTTTTAAAACGCTCCTGGCATTATTTTTGTCAAGATTTTTATAATCTACTGAATAGTTTTTACTAATAAAAGAGAAGTTAAATGTTAACTTCTCCAAAAATGTATCTGAAATTTTAATTATATCTTTTTTATGCATTAGCCTGTACTACAATACTATCAAAAAACTCTTTTAAAACTTTTGGTGAAATTTCTTCACCACTTTTTACGCTATTCCATGGCTTTTGATGATGAGTAACATCGACTAATTTACTTGTACTGACATCGGCATACTTATTAAATACAGAATTTAAAACTAAACTTACTTTTGGAATATTATTTAATTCAGAAAAATCCTTAAGAGCTTGTTCCCAATTAATTAGGGAATTCAATTTTCTTTTTCCCTCGTATTTAGCATGAGCTTTTACAGCAAGCGGACCATAATCAGCATGAACTATTTCATCATCAAATAGCTTTTCATCATATAAAGATAAGTAAGTACCTTGAATGAAGTACAGTAACTTTTGTAGTCTAAGCTGAGTAAGCTCGTCTCTTTCAGGAAACATCTTGACATTGACGTCAGACTTAACTGCAAGCCAGTTAACTATCTTTTCTTCACTAATCATAGTCATCACCTCTTTCTACCTTTTCACACACATTATAAACCCATTAATATGACTATTGTCAAATAATTTATTAAAAAATAACAAAAATAAGCCACCCAGAACTTAATCTGAGTGGCATAATTAATATTATTTAAATTGCCCCATTGCTTTGCCGTACTTATCTTTTCCGACAATATAGCCATAACCATTAGCACGTGGCTGTCTTAGCCATAGACGTTTCGGACCTTGCAATACCGCATCATACTTAATTGCACTGCCCTTCGGCAATTTAGCTATCGCTGGAGCACTTATGTGTGGTGACGTGTGCAGTTTAAGTGCTTTCCCTAAAACAAAAGTACCAGGTTTCTTAATCCAACCTGATTTGTTGCTGGCAATTTTAGCTGGCTTCTTTGCTGAAGTAGCTTTACCGCCAATACCATGAGCAATATCGTGTGCGAACTGTGCTTTGCTGATACCGATACTTGAAAGATAACCGTAAGGATCACTATGGTCTGTATTTCCTAAATGCTGAGTGATCCAATTGTGTGTTTTCACTCCACGTTTAGCAGAGGTATCAAGCGTTAACGGAATGCCATATTTCTTAGCATATTCTCTAATTAGACCGATATAGTTTCGGTATGCTTTCTTTGCTCGAGTCTTATTGCTGAACTCACATAATTCGATTTGCATAGGTGATATTTGATTGCCATAATAACCACATCCCCAAGCGACATAGCCTAAGCCACCTACCAGATAACACTCTTTGTCATCTACTACCAGATGGACGTAGGTCTGTGCGGTATTAATGCCAACCTTCATATTATGCGCAATAGCCCAGGCTTCACCATTTGGCGTAGCTGTTGAATGAGCCACAATAATATCTCTTTTAGCAAGAGCAGACGCACCTTCATTAACCGACAATGCATACTTCTTATTTAGCTTCATTTTTTACACCTTCCTGGTATGCTTTCTCAATCATCCCTTCAGCAGTCTCTTTCGTTATCTTTGCCTTAGATGCTTTGGCTTGCTCAAGCAATGCGTCAGTTGCTGCCTGCTTCTTCTCTGCTCCAGAAGCATCCGTATGCGTTGCTTGTTGTGTGACGATATATTGCGCTACGTCATACAGCCATTCCATCTTTTTAGCAAAATCAGGATTATGCACTTTTGCATATTGATAAACAGCTACTATACCGACTGCTGCTAAAACAAAGTATGGTAATAATGAATTTAACAAATTAATAAATTGAGTCATTTTTAAAATCCTTTCAACAAAAAAAGAACACTACACAGTGTTCTCTAACTTCTTTTTTAATTCTTCGTACTTACTTTCGATTTCTAATCGCCTTTTTCGCTCTAAAAGGTAATCTTGCTTAAAATTATCTCTTTCAGCTTTTAGGTTTTTAATTATGTCGTCTGTGTCCTCTTTATGAGATGTATGAGTAACGGCTAAAAAGGTAGCAACTGCTTCAAAAAAAGTTCCTAGTACATAAATTAGGGTACTAACATCATGCACATAACCACCTCTCTAGCTTTGATAAATACAATATAGGCACAATATTGAAATTGCTGTTTCAACAATCACTGTTACTTCCATGCGGAATTCGCCCACGCCAAAAGCATGTCCCAGTTGCAAACCAATTAAAAACCACAAAGTCCAAGCACCCAAAATCAAGATAAACATGCGCCAACCTCTATGCCTCTTCTTAAACATAGAATCAGCGGTAATTAAAAGACCTAGTAATATTATTGCTAGGTCAAGTCTTTTATCGTTCATAAAAAGTGTCCACTCTGGCGGCCAATAGAAATAGTTTCTATCACGTAGCAAAGCGCTGCCAATGGCTAAAATGGTGCCACCTGCTATGGTCTGGTCGTGGTTTTCATTTAAATTTCTAAGCAGACGGCGCCACATAGTCATCACCTGTAATTCTCTTGTATGCCGCTTCATCAATAGTTTTGCCTACATATCCAGCAATCATAGCTTTGGTGTAAACTTTGACGCTGAATAAGTATTGGTAAAGTGACTCAAATGCATTCATTATGTTCATTATTTCGCACCTCCATCAGATTTAGCAGCACTGTCAGCTTTGTCGCTTGATGTCTGTTGTGCAACAGCACCTTGCGATACTAAGCCTACAAGTGTTCCAAGCTGTTGGTTTAGAGCCTCATTGCTTAGTTTGCCATTGGCAACATCATCTTTTAATTTATTCAATGTGTCTGCCATTTCAGATATTTTTTGACCTTGAACAGCTCCATCAGTTTCATACAATCGATAATTATTCCAGTCATATTTAGGTGCCTTTAATTTAGGATCAGGTGCATCCTTCACATACGGGTATGCAATTTCTGCATCAGCAGGTGCAAACCACGGCTCACATGGTATTGTGTTTGTTGATTTATAAACCTGAATAAATCCTTTAGTTTCCTTATTTTCTGCCATTTTAATTCTCCTTAATTTAAAACCTGATAATCAGCAGGTTTAATCCATGCAGATTTTATGTATATATAGTCGCTATATGCGACAATAACAGTCCAAGTTGACCCAGCCTCCAATATAAGACCACCACCACTTGGTTTGACAACATCTGGATGACCATCATTATCAAATGTAAGATAACATCCCCTAACGCAGCCGTTCAAAAGTTTAACTTTTTTACCAGCCAAATCATCTCTTCTAAACCTATGTCCACTTATTATCAGATTATTTACTTCTTTGCCGTTCATTAACATGAGGAAGCCACCTCCCTCACGTTATATAATAATAGTAAACAGGAGGGACTATTTACCCCCCCCACTTTGTAAAATCGTTACATCTTTTAAATTAACCCACAAATTACTTTGTGGTCCATTAGCACTAACATCCCCTACGCATAGCCAAATCCCCCAAAAACTTACATAATCTGAATTGGGAGCTACTTCAGGCTTGAAACCAATTTTCATTTGCCAATCATTGACCGTAACAGTCTGGCCATATTTATCATCTTTATGTTCCGGCCCATCAGTCAAACGGCTCCTAATCTGATTATTCCAATCAGCATAGTTATATTCACTATTAGTTCTATGATAAATGCTGGCAATTGAATTAAATGCATTAGTATTAACTGGAATCCAAACTTTTTTACCGATTAAGTTGTCATATGTACGTGCAAACCTTTCGCCATCAATAATTAGATTGTTTACTTCTTTACCATTCATTAACATTGATCTACCTCCTAAGGCGTTGCCACGAAGACATTAGGATGCGCTTTTGAGTATGCAATCCCACTGTCTAGGTCATCACACTGGTGCACGATTTCTTTGTTTTCTAGGATAGCTATTCTATTGGTTAAATTTTTATAGTCGTCCTGATTTAGCAGCTTCTCCCAATTCCTATATAACCCAACATCTACGTTAATGTATCGGTACTGCATCATTGGGTCCATGTCATAGCTAATCAGCAGCTGGAACGTTCTCACTGTAAAATTACGTACAATAAGTAGTCCATTAATATATTGCCCATTATACGTTCCTTGGATATCATAGATTCCGTCCTGAACTATTTTATCTAAATTGCTATTTGTTGCTGGCTTTATAAGTTTAACGTTACCTTGGTTGTCGGGTGCAATATTTTGTACAGATGTAACTACCTTAAGATTAGCAATTCCTTCATCATTAGGACTAATTGGTGTGTCATCATTAAGGCTAATCTGTTTGAGCTTGCCAAAGATGTCTTTCAGGTTTACAAAGCTGACCGTATAGTAAGCATCACTGTCATATTTATAGCCAGCTCTGTACCAGCACTCAAAATTAAATTTTGTAGCTTGAAACATTAACTGCTGGTAGTAATTTAACGAATACCCTGGGTTTTCACCCTCCAGTACGAAAATATATGTTTTACCATCACTACGATAGCCATTTGGTATGTCATTTTTGGAAAAATTAAAACCATTTTTGGAAAAATAAATCCCTGGTTCAGTGAGCGAATCAGGGTTAGTTTTGTTGTCAACTTCAATTGGATTAGAAATGGTATGGATTTTGGCCAAATCTTTGTCATTAGCAACTTTAAGGAAGTCTTCCTTACTGGTCGCATCAGCTTTAGTTCTTACATAAGTTAAGCCTCCCTGTCCGAAGTCGCTGATGTAGACAATTTGTTCGTACGTTTGAGCACCATTCCACTTTGGCACGACAAATATCCAACCATATAAATTGCCTTGCGTTGAATCAAAGTCTGCCATTTTGCCATCTGACTGCAACTGACAACCTAAGAACTTGCTGATACCAATCGTTGAGAACGTATCAAGGTTAATTTTCGTATTGTAGATGTTATTGCCACTATCGCTATTTAGAGCGGTAAGGCTTTCAATATTATTATTAACTTGACTAACAGCAGTATTAACAACGTTTGGAAATTCAGCTTCAAGATTGATTTTAACCTGATTAATTGCTGCATCCAATTGTGCCTGACTAATTAGACCTGCTTCTGTTGGACTAATTTCTACTGTTGCGTTATCACTTCGTGCAAATGCCAAATTAATGTCGAGTGCAGAAGTTGAGGCACCGTTGGAGCCTGCTACTAATGTCTGCTCAGTATCACTTGGCGTAACAGCTAATAGTCTTTCTTGGTCATCAACAGTGGTTTTAGCGAACCAGCCAATGGAATTAAACGTAATGTCTTTAGTTACCTTAGCATTATTGAAACTTGCCGAAACAGTAACTGTTTTGTCGTTAATATCAGTTACATTGGTTAAAGTTGACATCTGTTCACCGCTCATTACCGTTAATGCACGTTGCTCATCTTCTGACATCCCTTTTATATCTTGTGAATAAAGAACTGCCTTAGTGTAGGTTATTTTACCCTTGGCACCATCTACAGCTGTCAGCATTTTACTTCCAGCAGTAGTAATTAATGTGCGTCCATATCCTTGCATGTTAATCTCCTTTCTTATTCCGCAACTAATTTAACTTTTTCATAAATTGTTGTAGTTGTACCCAGGTAATGCTGTGCATCCGTTTTTGTATCAAAGCTGATCTTATCTAACCAGATTCCCAGAGCAACTAAACCTTTTAGGTTATCCAAAATGAGACGCTCAGTTTTAAGACTATCAATTTTACTTAGTGGTATTTGGATAATAATATGACGCGTTCCATTTTGAAATACTTTGACACCTTGCCTTTTCTGTAAAGCTGTTTCAGAGATGTTAACTATACTAGGAACTGTTCCTTGTGATTTAGCAACTAATGACTTGATATAAATTAAAAAGCGGTAGAGTTCGTCATCATGATTTACTCTGCTAGCTTTAAAATCTTCACCAAACAAATCCAAAGTTGAACCACTGGCAACATTTATTTCACGGTAATTTTCAACTTGTTGTGCTGTTGCACTGATGTCAGTCATTGGCTTATTTAAAACATCCATTAACTGCCATAAGTTAGAGCCATTATAGTTAGCCCAATATTGCGATACTTCTGCTAATAACTCATCAGTGCTAGTTGGAGATTCAGCGTTAGTGTCATCAACCATCAACTACCACCTCCACATGGTCAGCGTCACAGACGGGTACCTCAAAGCGTTTTGTGTTAATGTCTGAATTGCCTAAACCGTCTTTTGCTATACCAATTTGAATAGTCGCTTCTTCAACGCCTGATTTGTCATAAACATTTGAATATAACTTTGTTAAGTAGACCGTCTGTCCCATTTCCAAGCTGTTAATCTTTTCTGCGATATCTGCCTTAATATCAGCAACATTGTCATCACTATTCCACGATATATTTGTTTTAACTTTTACCTGGACAAAGATTGGCTTTTCAGTAGCACTATCAAATTTAATTGTTTTAACCACGCCACTTTCGTCAGAAATGTTAATTGCCTTAGAGCCTGTTAAAGTAGTACCAGCTGCAACATGGTCGTTAAGACTATGGGCTATATCATGGTCGTTGCCCCCTAGCACATAGACATGAACAGTGTATGGTGGGTTACCATATTCATCTACTTTATCCTGATCATTATCAACTGCGTCTGCATCCCTAACGCCTGGAAGATTGAGCAAAGCAGACCTAATGCCATTTCTCGTTGGTCCTTCTTTCGCAGCATTTTCCATGACTAGCCGTTTGCGGTAGTCCTCATCAGTTTCGTCATCTTCACCATCAGTTGCTGGTTCAGGATTAGTAACATCAAGAATAGTATCATCTGGATTAGACACAATGGTAACTGTGTTAGCTAGCACGTTATTCATCTTGCCAGTTTCTTCTGATTCAAGATTTCCTGTACCAACCCAGTTGCCATCCTTGTCCTTTGACGTAATGACATCATCCGTTAATTCAAAGATAATCCCATCATCAGTTTCGAACTCTTCGCCAGCCTGTATGAGATACTCGCCATCAGTTTGGATAACAATTTGCACATGCGACTTAGTCGCAATCTTCCGAGCAACACCAATGTTAGCTCCTAATCTGTCTAAGGCAGTATCACTAGCGGTTGAAAAAAAGCCTGAATAATATACTAGCTCAAGCTGTTGTGCTATCTCGGTTAGCCTCCAAGCGAACATTTCAGCAATTATGCCAAAGTTTGAGTTTGATGATAAAGCAATATCATCCCCGAATCTTGATTTAAGATCGTCCTTTATTGAGTCAAGCCATTCTTCATAGGTTGGAGAAATGAAGCCCTTATCGGTTATTCCAAATTTAATCGCCAATATTTAAACCTCCTTCCGCTGTATCGTTAGTTCCATCTTCTAATGTCACATTAGCTTTAAACTCAACTTTCAAGCCACGCTCTGGCTGTTTTTCAAAAGTCACATCTGTCAGCTCATTGACTTCTGGAATATTGCGTTCAATCGCATCAGCAATATCAGTCTGGGCGATATTCTTTTTAAAGTTTTTAACGAAAAAATTAGTGTAATTTGTACCCTGGTCAGGATCTAAGTTGGCCATCTCGCCCAGGTGGATAGATAATGTAGCCTTAATTCTTTGAGCAATTTCATCTATTCCATCAACTATTTCTAAGTCGTGCGTGACTGGATCAATGACCAAATCCCCATGGTCGTCAACTTTCAAATCTCTCAAAAAATATCGCCCCCTAAAACACCAATAACAATAGCGTCATTGGCATCGTGTAGCCTTGATGTATCAGTATCAAAAGTATTGCCCGAGCCATCCCAGTTGGTACTATCGTTGTCTAGCACGACTGTTACGACAATTGCTCCTTTTTTCATCAGCTTTTTCTTCGGCAGACTAATACCGTTCTGTTTGAGCCAACTTTCGCCAGATTTGAGGCTGTCAATAAACTCGTCCATTAGATAGCAATTAGCGGATACAGGGACATCCAAATATTGTGCTGACTGCTGACCATCTGGTCCCACCGCTAAAGGCTGTATGTCTGCCACATGCTTTTTATTATCATAGCTAATAACTTTGGCAATTTGGGCACACTCTATTTCAGACATTATCGCTTCTTTAAAGTTTTGCATCCCTTTGTAAACTGCATCCTTAGCTGCTATGTGTGCATTAGCCATAATTGCACCTCCTAAATCTTAATGATCGACATCTGGGTTTGTGGATTGTCACCGTCAAATGAATGTTCTCCTGACTTAACGTAAAATGAGCCTTTAAGGAACCTGCTGTTCATCTTGATACCAACATTGATTGTCACTTCAGGAATTAGTGGCGTTACAATTTCCCAAACATTGTCCTTGTCAGTATCTTCACTCGGATTTGGCTGCTGAATTAGATCATCATCGTCAATAACGATCCAGGAACGCTTTTTGCTTCTAGGATTCACAATTTCCAAATTACCTTGAATATACGTCATCTTAGAGCCTGTTTTAGTAACAAGTTGTTTCAAAAGGGTCAATGGCTTTCCTTTGGCTGTATAAGCTTTTTTAATCGTTGGATTTTTGGCTAAATCAATTTTGGCAATTTTAATGCCAGATTGAGAAGCAACTCCTTGGATCAATTTTTTATAGCTTGTGCCTTTACGGTAAGTTTTATTGACCATGATGGTCTTAGTAGCACGTGTCTTAATGCGCTTTTTCTTAACAGTTGCTTTAATCCATTTTTTCTTACCGCTCTTATAAGTTTTATAATGTCCCGGAACATTGGTTTTGATGGTTTTATATTTATTTATTTTTTTAGTTTTTTTAAGTCTTAATTTTCGGGCTTGTAGATTGTTGTAATCTTTTCCTTCTGTAAAAGTAATGATCTTGGAGGTGGTGACACCATCGCTTTGTCCTGGTTCGACTTTCGAGATAAAACCTTCAGCAATTAGTTTTTTGCTTGAACCCCAATTAAAATAGAGCAGTGCTTTTTGTTTCTTTTTATAAAAGGCAGCATGTTCTTTGCTCATATTGTAAATAGTGACGGTATTGTCCTGTGGACTAGGGGTATCAGAAAAAGGTGCGGTAAAACTAAACGGATAGTTCTTTTCAAACTTCTGCTCATTAAGCAATGTCTGTTTCTCACCACTGCTATTTTCAACAACAAACCACATGTGAGGGCTTTTCGTAACTATAGCCATTAATAAGACACTTCCTCGTCTGTTTCATCATCCGCAGTTTCATCTGGGTCAAAGCCTAAAGGTTCGATTGTCGGATCAACAGTTTCAGAGCCGTTAGGATCGACAACATCGAAATAGAGCCTGACGTTTTCACCAAAACTGCCCCTGCCTGCATCTGTTGCCTGTCCTGTTTCATCCATTACTCTAATGTCAACTCTTGGCAAGCGTGGATCGGATATATCGATGCCGACTAGCTGTCCTAATATTAACGGCTCCTGCTCCACCAATGTTTCACCATCTTTCTGAATGGTGATCGTGTAAAAATCAGCAAAACGATTATAATCGACACGCATAACGTACTCTTCATCAAATATATTAATGTCAAAGATATCAGGCAGATCATCGACATCTATATCAATGTAATCTCTCATATTTTTCTACCTAACCCTTATCTTTTTTCCTGCATAGATCTTATTGGGATCCTTTATTTTGTTGACTTTGGTGAGCCATTTGACAGACTTGCCATACTTCTTTGACAATGCCCAAAGAGTATCGCCTGGCTTAATGGTTAACGCAGTATACTTCTTAGTCCGTTTCCCAGACTTTGATTTAGAAGCTTTAGCCGACTTTTTGCTTTTACCAGACTTGGTCGAAATAGATGCTGCAGTGACATATTTGAATGTAATAGACACGTGCAGGTCATCTTTTAGCCCTGGATTATCTTTACTAAGTCCCGATATTATCAGATGTGTGTAATAGACAATGCCTCCACGATATGACAGCTCCACGCAGTCTTCTGCCCATTTTCTCAAAGTAACGTACTTGTCGTGCGCATTATCACCATTTTTGCCCTTTAAAATACCTTCAACTGTTATCCCACGATCAGACATCCTCGCATAGCTAGATCTTGGAGTGCCTTTGTCTACTGGCCATGAGGTGACGTTTACTGAATTGCTCTCATTCTCATTATCAGAAGGCAAAATATAGATGATCTTAGTACCATGCTTAGTTGCATTGGTGGGATATATGGCACACTTGCCCTCATTGGTCCATTTAGCATCGTGTTTTTCCAACTTAGCTGCGATCTTGTCATCATACTTCTTCTGCTTTTTTTTCTTATTTAGCTTTGAAAGTTTAGAAGATGCCTTGGTGTGCGCACTTTTTTTACGCTGATAATTTTTGTCATCAGCGCTTTTGCGTTTCTCGGCTTTTTTCAACTTAGCCAAACGTACAGCTTTAGCTCCAGCAGACTCGTTCTTAGGTGCTTTTTTTAGCTCCCTGACTGCTTTATCAGATTTGCTTTTCTTCTTTTCCGCTTTTTTCAAGGCAGTTTTAGCTTTGCTCTCGGCTTTTTTAGCTTTCTTAGTTGACGTTGAGGACTTAACTTTTACTAGCTTGTATTTGTAGGACACATATATCTCCTTTCTTTACCAAAAAGTGGCAGCACTTAAGCTACCTTTTTAAATTAGCCAAAATCTAAGCCAATGTTTTCAAAATACTGTGCAATTCTGCGATCAATAATATCAGCATACTTTCTGGCATCCCTTTCTGACGAAATATTACCATTAATGTTAATAGTGACATTTGGGGACATCCCCACAGATTTAGGCTTTTTAATTTTTACTTTCTGCAGAACTCGATCTAAGCCAAAATTCTTGGATTGTTTGTTGGAATAAACATGAACTGGTTCTTTAAACCTAGCAATTTCTGGTCCTTTTTCGCCAACAAGCACGTTCTGCCCGACAGGAGGATTACCACCTTCAGCATAGCCATGACCATTGCCTAATGCTGAAAGATCAGAACCATATTTGTGTTTTGCATAGTTTAAGCCAGCATAGATATTGTCGGGTCCATTAAAGATATTACCCGCACCTTTGCGCTTGTACGCATCGAATGTTGCACGTTTGGTTTGCATTAATCCGAGTGCTGGGCCAGAGCCATCACCGTCTGGATCTGCTCCTGGCTGTTTTGCTGCAGGATTACCGCCAGATTCTGTTTGAATTTGGCGCAATACCTTATCGACCATGCCTTTAGACGTAGACAAATTAAGCATCCCTAGGATGCGTTTAACCGTGCCTGCCCAGCGTTGGACACCTTCACCGCCAATATTGGCTCCGAGTGCTCCTTCATCACCAAGCTTATCCTTGATCCATTTTATGGCACCTGCACCTATTTGACTCTTGGCTAAGTTCATAAGCCTTCCAGAAGGCTTTGCATTAGCTGACTTGGCAGAAGCATCATGTAATCCTTTAACACGGTAGAAGCCATAGCCCATTGAAGTATCGTCTGATATTCGTGATACTCTAGCGCTAGGTGGAGTCTCATTAAACATGGTGCCTGTCTGTGGGTTCTTAATAATCCCCACATGTCCTGCAGCACCAGTTCCGTGACCAAAGATAACAAGGTCACCTGGTACTGTCTTAGATAATGATTTACCCAAATATTCAGTACCACCCGAATGTTGCATATCAACTGTTGACCGACCGATGTCAATGTTAAAGTGACGCAAGGCTTGCATGACCATGCCTGAGCAGTCGCTTGCCATTTTTGATGCAGCACCCATGACGTATCTAACTCCGCTGAATGTGGCTTCAGCGTATTTTAGAAATGCCTCACGAGTACCGCCATGACCATTGCCTGCACCAATAGCATTGTCAATAACAGTCCACATAGCATTAGTCCAGGGAACACCATATTTAGTTCCTGAATTTTTAGCAAGGTCAACTGTACCAGCGGTAATGTCAATCTTGCCTCGGTTTAGTTTGTTAGAAAACATATTGGCAAAACTCTTAGCTGGATTAGCCTTGCCTTTTGAAACTAACTTCTTCAAAAAGCTAGTAGACACACCACTACCTTTGGCAAAGTGTGCCATTCCCCAACTATGAGCTAGGCTTTGCGTTTGCGTCCCATTCAGGACAGCATCGTTCTTTTCAAGTGGAAGGATACGGTTATTGCCTCTTGGAATCCAGATGTCACCAGAGCCTTTAACGATTGCTTCTTGTCTTGGTCCTGATTGAGCATCATTAACCATAGCCAGCGTGTTTTGTGTTAAGCGACCATTTGAACCTGCTGCAAACTTAACAGGTTTAATGACACTTGCATTACCGCCAAACTGGCTTAATACCTTATCAATGCCACTAATGCCACGATTAATCTGATCAATCGTATCTTGCATCGCATCTTTGGCGTAGCCCTTCATCTTGTCAAGTGCTTTGCCGAAGCCTTTAGATGTTGATTTGGCTAAATTGATGGTGCCATCATGCAAACTGCCCATTTGAGAGTGGACACCTTTACGCATAGTAGTGTAGTCCTTAACTGTACGGACACGTGTCTTTTTGGTCTCTTTGCCAGTCTCTGCAGTAATCTTTGCCCATGATGAAGAGGTGTTTTTAGCTACTTTATCAAGATTGGTATTGCCGTTAGCATAGCCTTTTAAAACATAGCCTTGTCCCAAGCCACCATGCAATACCTTGTGGGTATCTTTGGCATTAAGAATATGTTCATTAGCATGAACTTTTGCTATTTCAGGACCATTAGCCCCTAGAATACGAGCATTATTGCCATTAACGGTATAGGCTAGTTCTGCGCCACCTTCACCAACAAGGGCAGTGTGAGTAGTCCCAATCTGACCACCTTGAGCATGGGCTTTAACTGATTTAGTAGCTGGCTTAGTGAAATTGCCAATTGCTTTGCCGACACCACTAGCCCACTTGTCAAAGCCTTGTTTCTTGTCGCTGAACCATGAAGTCAACCCATGCCATTGGTCCTTGAACCATCCGATTACGTTTTTGACCCCTTTAATAAAGCCATTAAACATGTTCTTGGTTGACCAGCCTAGATTTTCAAGACTCCAGAAATTCTTTGGCGGTTTCTTGGCAATCCATCCCTTGGTTAGAGCTTTTCCAGCATTAATTGCTGTACCATAGACTGTCTTGTTCCACATATTATGTGTAGTCCAACCTAGGTTCTCTAATGACCAGAATTTCTTAGGTGGCTTTTTAGATTGCCAGCCTTTTTTAAGGCTATTAACGGCTTGACCTGCTGCTTTACCAGTCTTCTTGGCCATATCATGTGTAGACCAGCCTAGGTTTTCTAGGCTCCAAAACTTTTTAGGTGGTTTCTTAGCCTGCCAGCCTTTGGTGAACTTGTTAACCGCTTGGCCACCCCAGCCACCGACGACTTTGCCAATTTGGGAACCAACGGCTGCGCCTAAGGGTCCGCCAAACCAGAGACCAATACCACCACCAATGCCAGAGCCAATGCCCTTGCCGATATCTTGGCTACGCTTGTCAGCTGAATGACGATCGTTAAAAGCATTGACAAATTCAGAGCCTGCATCTATTGCTACACCTGCTCCTGCTAAACCAGTTCCAATTTTTCCTGCTGTGGTAAGACCTTTAAACCCTCCAGCTGAATGAGCCGATTTCATCATCCCATTCAGCGGAGTAAAGTTAGAGCCATTGCCAACTAGGCCTTTAGCAGTACTGATTTTTTCTAACGCTTTCTTAGCATCACCTAAAAAATTGATAAATTTGATGCCTTTGCTTACCGAATATCCGGCTAATATAGCTCCACCTATAGTTTTAAGTGTGCCAGTGTGCTTAGTTGACCAATCCATAAAATTAATCAAAGCGTCAGAAACTTTGCTAATTCCACCAGCCACATTTTTCTCAAATTTTTTGCCATCTTTTGTCGTTAAAAATTTGGCCAGCTTATTTCCCGCTTTGTTTATAACAGGCAAGAACTTAGCTCCCATTTCAACTTGGAAGGCGGATATTGCTTGCTTAGCCTTAGCAACCTGCATTTTTGCAGTTTGTCCATTCTTAGCTGCAAGACGTGCAACATAGTTACCTTTACTACCTGCTTTTTGCGTACTATTGGTTAACTCTTTTAATTCTTTTGTGTTTTTCGCAAGAATTATTGCTGCTTGCTGTCCTGTCGCTCCAAAAATAGATTTAAAAAATCCATTTGATTGAACAGTATCTTTACTATGAGCTTTTATTTGTTTATAAATTACTGAAAGGTCATGAGATAGTGGCTTAATTTTTCCACGAGCATCTACTATATCTGATCTTTTTACACCTATTCGATCAAAAATAGATTTTTTGCTGCCAATTAGGTTTACTTGATTACCAATACCATTAATTACTGATCTAAGTCCAGTACCTGCTTTATCGCTTTCTAATCCATTGTTAGAAAGAACGCCCATTGCGGACGCTGTTTCTGCTAACGAAACATTAAGAGCTTTAGCTGCGGCACCAACATATGACATACCAATACCAATTGTTGAAAACCCGGTTGACGTTGCATCAGCTGAATATGCCAGCTCGTTAACTGCCATTTTGGTATTTTTAAGCATTTTGGTCGTATTTTTAGCTCTTAATCCAAATGAATCTATAACTTGTGAAGAAACCGTAGTTACATCCGCAAACTTGTCACCAGAAGCTACAGATGCCTGTAACTCACTTTCCATGGCTCCAATTGCTTGCTTTGTGGTGTAGCCACGTTTTACTAAATCTTCATAACCTTCTGCAATAGCTGACTGAGATTTACCATACTTTATAGACATGTCACGACCCTGTGATTGCATGGTCATTACGGATTTAGTAACCTCTTTAGCTTTTTCACCGCCTAGAGTAGCTAGGTTAGTTATTTCTTTGTAGGTCTGTTGCAGATCACCAGCTTTTTTTGCACCAGAGATAGTAGCTGCACCAACTGCACCAATTGCGCCTGCGGCTACAGTTGCACCACCTTTGATATCAGCCCATACACTATGCAGCTTGGACTTCATTTTTTCAGTAGCATCATCTACCTTTTTAGTAGCACTGACTAGTCTGTTAAATCCTGTTGGGCGTAGATTTTGAATTTTAGAATTAAGATTATTAACAGCTGTTGCGGTCTCATTAATTCTAATTTGCTGTTTTTGATAAGCACTACTTGCTACACCTGATTTTTCAGCAATTTTGCTTAACTGAATTTCTAAACTTTTTTGCTTAGAAGTGAGGCTAGAAACAGCTGCTTGATAAGCTTTAACACGCTCGGTATTAGCTTGATGAATTCTGCCCTCTGACTCCAGTCTTTTGACATATGAAGCAGTGGCACTGTTAATATTATTGATTTCTCTGGGAATACCGTCAGGGACGTGCATCCCAGAGAACTTTTGATTAACTTTACCGAGAGCTTCATATAATGCACCTGTGGCCTTATTAGCTTTTTCAAGTTCACTAAAATCAACATTAACATCTAAGCTATATCCTTCGTGATTACTAGCCATTAACCATCCTCCTTTCTTCTAAATTTTTGCAAAATAAAAAGCCATCATTTATTGAATGGCCTCATCCCTCATTCTGTTTATTTTTTTCCGCCAAATGCAATGCCAATACCATTGCTTGTGGCGGCTTCCTTTATTTTATATTGAATTTCGATATCCCTGTTAACTATTTCTTCCATAACCAACAATTGATCACCTGTAGCATGATCAACTAGTTCTAGGGGAACACCATGCATTACTAGACGTAGCTGACGCTCAAGTGCATCAGCTTTTCTCTTAACTTGGGCTTGACTATAAGTTGCCTTCAATCCCTGCGTTAAGAAAGGATAATACCGTTATTGCAACTTCAGCTAAGCCAGCGTGGGAATTCCAGTAACTGTCAATAGTTTGGACTTTAGGCATAACGATTACGTCTTTAATAGCCTCCTCCATCAAAGTGCTGTAAGCAATATCTCCAACTGATTTTCCTGTTCCAGCAATGTCCTCGATTTCTAGTGCCCTAGCAGCACCTGGATACTGTAGTGTAATTGTATATTCTTTTGAGGTACCTTCACAGATAACAAAATCTTGTGTCTTTCCCATCATATTTGCAATTGTTGAAGACTCTGCCTTCTTTTTTGCCGAATTCTGTTTAGCATGAGCTTCAAGTGCTAGTTCCGAATTAGTCTTTTTGGTTTCTGATTTTTTTGTAGTTGCCATTTAAATTTATCTCCTTTGTTACTGTGCATCCCATCAGGGCTTATATTAACTAACAATCCTTACATTTCATCAACGAGTGGTGTTTCATCCATGTACAGAGCCTTTATCTGCCAAGCTTGATTGGACGCTTCAGCGCCACCAGTTGAGGTTGGCTTTTTGGCAATCCAGCAGTGCATTGCAGATATATGAATTGATGAGGTTACAATATCGACTGGGAAGTTTCCGGTCTCTGCTAATTCATGCAGGAGCTTAGCTGCTGGTGATGTTTCCACCATATTAAGCGTTATTGTTCCGCCATGCTTTGCATTTTTTGAGGCAAAACCGTTGCCCTGTGCGTCTTGTTTAACGGTAATAGTGTCGTTATCATAGTCTGCCGTATACATTGTGTCTTCGCCATAAGCGTACAATTGATGGCCATCTACCATAACAACGGTATCAGCCGCATTATATGTTTTGGTTGCTAAACCTGTTAATACTGAATTTTGTGACATGTTTTATCCTCCTTTATTGAAAAATAGTGTCTGAATCAATTGTTCCGTGAACTGTTAAGGTATGAATTGCACCTGATGCATGGTAGGTGAAACTCAAGCCACCATAATGACGATTAGAAAGGTCTTGTGCTGATTGTTGTTCTCTAGGTGTTGCACTAATTGAGAAGTCTGCCTTGCCATTAGCATCGGCTTGAATTATGCCTTGCTCATACGCCTTGTTTAAAACTTGAGTTGCTGCACCCAGAACCAAATTGATGCCAACTTGGCTATATGGAACTTTGCCATTGTTCTGTAGCAATTTTTCCATTGCTGATTCCGTGTTGTTCTTAACCCAGATAATGCCATGCACTGTATCAATGTATTCACCAGATAGTGTCTTGCCCTCTGTAGTTTGATCCTTGCCAAATACAGTGGTGTAAGCTACAGCATTTACCTTGTTGGTACCAACTAGCTCTGTGGCTGTTAAGCTTTCAGGTGTAATTCCGTTTAGAGTCTTAAATTTCCAGGTAACAGAGCCTACAGGTAATGTTGCAATTGCACCAACAAAAGCTGCATCCATTGCCTCAGCCGTATCATGCTTTAAACCAATAGTGTAGTTTTGACCTTGTAAGCCAACTAACGCAGATACATCATTGGTTTGGATAACCAGAAAATGATCTTTGTTAGCTTCAAAAATATTTGACAGTAATGTCAGCTCAGACTGTTGGTCATCGCTCTTTGCACGGATTGCAAATGTCCAGTTAAAAAACCAGAATGCACCTAATGCATCCTGTTCCTTGCCATTAGGCACGTCTAACACGGCTACTCGATCTGAATGGTTATCTTGCGCAAAATATGCTTCTGCTTTTGCCAAAACATCTTCATTGTCTGAGTAGTTAACCTTAACGCCATCAAGCGATGAATATTCGCGATATACAGCCCCAGTGGCTGTATCAGTTTTGCGTAATAGCAAACCATCCAGTCTTTCCTCTTCTGAAATACTGTCCGATGGTGTTTCTGCTTGATCAGTTGGTGCGCTGGTATTGCCAGAGCCACTTTGTGCTGGTGCGCTCGATAATTGATTGATAATTAATAGATTGCCTAAACCTACAGTTGGTTTAGGTCTCACACTAGACATCACAACGACAACATCTGATGGTCTATCGTAGGCTACTATTGAATTTGCCATATTTTCCTCCTTTAATTGTTTGTGACAGTTCCGTCTGTCAATTTTGTGTTACCTGCAGCGTTAATTGACTTAATCTCTGTATCTTCGAAGTCAAACTGCAGGTCGTTTTCTTGAAATGTGAAATTACCATTAACTAAAAACGAGCAGTCAAAGCCAAAGTCATTGTCATAGTTAATACCTGACAATGTGGTCCGATTGCTCGTATTTGTTATTTTCTGTGGCACGATTTGTGCCTGTTTAAATGCCCTAACATAAGGGCTCTCATGTAGTGCAGTGTAAAGCTTGCCTGCTAAATTTAATGCTTCGATTGAAGTCGTAGCATGGATGTCAATTTGCATGGTGCAGACATACTGGGGATGATCTCTAAGCCAGTCGCTCGTTGTTGGGTTACTTAATGTAATCCAATTGAACGTGGCAAAGGGATAATTTTCCATTTCCTCTATATTGTTCTGCTCAACCAGCTCACAATTGCACACATGGTTTACTATCTTGCCCAAAATATATTGGACTAAATAGTGATCCCTTAATTCAGGCAGTTTAGTTTGCTGAATGCTTATCATCCCCTTTTAATTCATAAATAATGACATCTGAATAATCCTTGTAATTTGAAAAAGGCATAACTCTAAACATCCCTCCTTGTGAAGGTACTTCAACTTTGGTATTTTCTGAATATACTCCAGTTGAATACCATACCAGGTCTCCTTGTTGCATTATTCCGCCGGGTAAAATTTGAGGCATCATGGCTGTCATATCGCTGACAGGCAATACAGGTTCATGACGCAGTTCAGGTTCTACTTCTTCATCATTATCAGGAACTTTTATCCCTCCCACATAGTGGTAATGAGGTTTATCAGCTGGGCTCTTATACGGGTAAACTTTGATATCCACTCCAAAGTCTTTCAGCATTTCTTTAAACGATAAATAAAAACTACTCATCCTTGCCTCCTGTCGGGATAATCTTCCAGGTAACTCGTTTTGGCAAGTCACCTGTGTCTGTCAATGGATCGTTCTGTCCTTTTTTATTAGCAATTGTCAGCGGAGCATTGCCTGGCTTTGTCCATCTGGTCAATGTCTGTCTAATATCTGCCACTGCAGTAATGCCTAACTTAGATAATAGTTTTTTGCCAGTTCCGCTTTTGTAAAGAATATCTTCTATACCTGCTTTAATGATTCGACCGTACTTTTTCTTGTTCTCATCCAGTGATTTCCTCAAGAACGGTCTTGCTGGTATGTCAGATTTTGACATCAGGTAGAAATAGACTACCGATTTGCCGTTCTCAAAAACACATGCAACATGTTTGCCTTTAGGTACAAACAGTCCCTTAACATCCCTTGCACGAACGGTTTTGCCATAACGATGAATTGCATTGCTAGATGGAACCCAAAGATACTTAGTATTTTTCGGCACTATGTGCGCTCCATATTCGTTAGCACGAACAACTGTTAATAAGAGACTGTCATCTTCGCCAAAGAAGCCAACAGCTACTTGGTTTTGTTTCAGGTAGCTCAGTTCTTTTTCGATTTTCTCAAATCCAAAGTCACCCTTTTTTTCGAGACTCAATGCTGAACCACCGCATATCTGCTTTTCCTACTGCCACCATACTGCTTATATAGTCGCAAGTATGCCTGTCCCCAAGGAGAGCCATTAAGCCAGTCTGTGTTAACAGAAGCACTATAGTGTCTCTCAAGAGAGCCTACTTTCTCAGACACGATGCCCTGACCAGACTTACCCTCTGTCGATACCAGGTGCAGAGCCATGTATTCAGTTGCCATCTTCCGCACAGGCATCCCTTCGCCATCGATTGTCACTTCTTTTGGGAAATGGTCACCCAATGCAATTAAATAAGCATTACCAATTAACGCAGTAATGCTTTCTTCGGGGATATCTGATATTAAGCTTGGTGCCAGCTTTTTGAGATCATCTGGCTTAACATCCGCACTCATGATGCACCTCTAGTTGATGTTCAGCAATTGAACAAAGGCAGAAGGATAACGGACAGCTAGACCACCATGCTTTTCCTTATACGGAATCTTAGTGACCATATTATGATATTCTGTTGGTTGGCGTTGTACCTTGTAAGCAACGGGAATCTGAGCAATATCTGGGTCTGTTAAACATAAGATACCCATGTCCTTGTTTCTGTCAGCCAAGTGTGAATTCTTTGCATGCCAATACTTGCCTTCCAGTTCTGGTACAGCAACAATCTTTGACAACCATGGCTCAATCATTGATCTAACCGTTTTATCTGGATTGTATTTGTTGAAAGGGCGCTCTAATTCATCAATTTCTGCTTGTGGAAGTAGCAATGTTGGTTTTGAATCAGCATAACCTACTAAGTGTGTAATTTTGCTAATTGCATCTTTCAAAAAATTCCGTAATTTGAGAGCCCCATCTTCAGTATCTGTGCCAAATTCGGCAAAGGTTTGTTCTGCATTAATCTGTTGAAAGCCTGTTTTATCAGTATTCGTATTTGTTAAACCGATAATGCCCTTTGATTCCAAGCCGTTAAAAATGATTTTGTCCTTACGTTCAGCAAGACCACGGTTCACCAAACTAGCTTTATCTGCTAATAAGTCAATACCTAACACAGCAGCCTCTTTTAGTTCATCCTCAGTATACGATAGCGCCAGCACGTTTTTAGTAATCGGTACAGAATACTCTGTTACGCCTTCATCAACCTCTGGGATGTCAGTCATACGATTAGTAAACTCTGCTGCAGAAGCATTACCATCACGTACTAGGAAGTGATATTCCTTTAAAATTTCTGGTATTTGAATTGATGAAAACAAGCTGTCTGCAATTAGTGGTGCGCTCTTCGGGTTATATACGATTTTGTCAAGATAAATTAAATCTCGGCTACTAATTAATCCTGAATTTATCATTTAGTTCCTCCTATTTACTATTAGTTTCTGTTTTATCAGGTGCGGATGTGCTTGCAGGAGTTGTTTGAGCGCTTGATGCGAATTGAATCCTGGTTTGCAGTTTTGCCGTAGAATCCTTTTCACCATCTGAAGTAAACACACCCACTACTACATCGTTTCCTGTTGCTGGTTTAAACTTACCGGTAGAGTCAACCGCTGCATTTTCTCCACGATCAACATCTTCGCTGATTGGAACCCATATAGTTCCATCCCTAATCACACCTAAAGTTTCTCCAACTTTCCATCTATCATTTTCAATGGTTTCTTCGAACAAGTTATCGCCATCAACATAAGTTCTCTTTAAAGCAACACCATAAATTGGACCAGCTGTTGCTGGTATAACTTTGCCGTCCTTAATCACAACTGCTCCACCAAAAGCAATTTCAGCTCCTGCATGCTCTGTGTTTACTGATGTTGAGTCAAAAGGTGCTGCAACTGATCCTGCACTTAGCGGATTATCGTGATATAGCCTACCGTCTGGTATTCCAAAACTCATTATTTTTTTACCTCCTTAAAATTGATTACTAAAGTTGTAACGTTTATTTCTTAATTCATCTAAATCATTACTATCTTTGCCAATATTAGGCTGTGGACCATTATATCCATTAATGTGTGCTGAATCGTTTGTCTTACACATTGAATCAAAATAAGCTTCAATATAGTCATCAGACTTGTTGGTCAAATCAACTGAATCATCTAGTGCTTTAATTGCATCAAGCTTCAATTGCTTTTCTGATTTGCCTGCAAAATCGTAGCTATCCCCTACATAAGGTTTAACTTTGTTAATCAATTCCAAACGTGCAGTAACGGCTTTATCCATAGCATCCCCAGAATACTTTTTCTTTAGGTCTGCTAACTCTTTTTCAGCCGCATCTGCTTTAGCTTGTGCCTTATCAGCATTTTTCTTGGTTTCTTCATCGTCACCTTGCAATTTGTCTAATTGGTCTTGCAAATCTTTTATTTTTGCCTTAAGGTCATCTATCTGCTTTTGCTTTTCAGAATTGTCAGCATCTAACTTGATGATCTTGTCTGCATCCCCAGTAGCAACTGTTACATCTGCGTCATTTAAGCGCACCTTTGTTGTTTCCATACTTTGTCCTTTCTTATGAACTTCATCTTGTTGAACCATTTTTGCGCTGTCACCGATTAACCGTACTGAGTGACCAGCACGACCATGTTCTACGACAGCAACATGATTTATCTGTATATTTCTCTGTACCGAATCGTAGGCAATACCCTTGTACTCACCTTTTTCGGGCACAATCTCCGTTTCAAAGCCAATTGACAGCTCCTGCTTTCCCTTATTAATTTCTGAAATAAGATCAGCGTCTGTAATCGTCATGTCTACCTTTAATGTGTCATTATCCACATGTGCATTATCAGCTGTGAACCCCTTCATATATTTTGAAGCATTTTGCTGATTAACCAGCTCTTTGGGATGATCATTGGTAACAGGCTTACTATCAGCACTAGAAACTGTGCTATCGCTCAAGAGTTCGTCAGGAAGTTTGGCTTCCATTTCAATAGAACTATCTGCCTTGAGATATGGGAAGACGCCCACACGAGCTATTGGCACATCTGTTATGTGGACAAACCCTGTCTGAGCGTCTTGCGTAACCTTATCGATAGGTGCAGTATCATACCGTGTCAGCATCTTTATTTACCTGTTGGCACATGAATTGGTTTGGTTGGAACATACAATGTTTGTCCTTCCTTAATCCGCCATGTTGCCTTGTCCAAATGGTTAAAATAGCGTAGTTGTTGTAATGCAACTTCAAACTTCTGAGCTACATCAAACAATGTATCGCCCTTCTTAACGGTATATGTCTGACACTTAGAGTAGTCAAAAATCCCTTCTGGGTCTTTTGCCATCTTCTCACCTCCTTTATTTGCGGTTGGTGTTGGCTTAGTCCATGTTGGTGTTGTGCTACCACTGCTATTATTCGAACTAGCTACTGTCGTACTACTTGGCTTAACAGTATTGCTATCTGCATTGCCATTATTGTTATTACTCTTATCAGTTTTCTTGTTATCATCTGCCATTTTTGTCCTCCTTGGCATAAAAAAAGACACTCGAGTGAGTGTCAGCTATATTGGTTCGGCATAGCAACGACATCGTATTGGCTCTCCTGGTAATAGTCCATTATCACCACCGCTAGGATCGTTATATTTGAATGTCTTGCCGTCAAGACTTTGATGCTTAGGACGCACACGTCCATCTTCCATCGACCGCCAGACGTACTTTGTATATCCTGCCTTCTGGCTCCGATAAGCGTCTAGCTGTGATAAGGCTTTGCCCGTCTGGTCGTTAGCAATCAACGTTGCATGCCGTAATGACATCCCTGTCCGATAGTTTATTGCATGAGATATGTCTGTTACACCACCTCCATGATTGATATTTTGATAAATGTCTGTTTTTAGCTGATCAATATACCTGTGCTTCATAGTCTTAATCAAAGCTGTGTTTTCTGCTATTTTGCCCTTAGTGTAATTGCTCAATACCGTTTCTCCCATCAAAGGATTAACAGCTATTGTGCCTTCTTCTTTACCCACAGTGACCGTATACTTCTTAGCCTTCTGCAAACTGAAGTTATTGATTGATATAAGCCACCTAGTAACGAGTGACACAATAGTCCTTTCATCTTGCGTATCATCCATTGTCAAAGAAAAAAGCTTTAAGGTTTGCTGAATTGAGTTTGCCCAATTGGGATCGTCATTAGCAGCATCATGCAATACTTTTGTGCCACCAGTTACATAAGGCTTTAAATGTAGCTCAACAAACTGATTAGCCTGCTTTTGCCACTGTCTGATTAGCTGATCCATTTTTCGCTCATACCAGCGTTCCAACTTAAGCGGATAGCCATTACGTCTTTTGCCCATGAGTTGCCTTCTTCATGTCATCCAAGTACTCCTTGACCTGTTCTGGTGTCAGCTTGTCAGAGCTGTCATTCTTAGTGACATTTTGCATCCCCTGAATAGCGTTATTGCTCATGCCATTCAGTATCTGCTTTGCCTCATCAGGATCATAAATAGCAGAGCCAACCAAAGTTGAAGCAGCATTAGCATTGTTGTTGAAAGTCTCTGACTGTGTTTTATCGTCTGGTGACCATAGCGGATTAAATTCAATGTGCCAATCAAGATCGTCTGGATCTTCCTGGCCATCTCCTATATCATCGGCATACATCAGCAGTCTGACAATGTACTCTATTTCTGGCTTAAGCAGTGACTCTTGCATCGCCTTGACAGTGTCATAGTAGTTAACTACATCCTGGCTTGCACCTGCCAATGATCCTGCTTGTTCTCCAGTCAGCACTGACTTAGGGATGTTGCATGCAGCACTGAGTTCTTGCCAGACGAAGTTAAGCAACGTGTCATATCCGTTAACAGGTGTCGCTACTTTTGTCAATTCATCATCCCCATGAAGGACTGCAACTGCCTCTGTATTCATTGCCTGAGTCAGCCGATGAAGATCTCGCTCGAAATCTTCATCGTTTTCATTTGCCAGTTCGTCACTGTTTATGACTTTAAAAGTAAATTCCCGAAGCATCTTGCCTGTTGATTCAAGAGCTATGTTCATCGCCTTTAATTGCTCTGAACATCTAGTAATGATTGACGTACCAGTTGCATCATCCTCGAATTTGTCGAGCGTTATATGAAAATAACGGCTCCTGTCTAATATAATAGGTTTAGAATTGACCGGATTAGGTATCTGCATCCCTTGCTCATTTGTTTTATATCCTGCCTGAGTTGGACGGATAGTAATTGATTGCTCTTTTTTGTAATTATCGCTTGTTGGATCATCATTGTATTGATACTGTTCAATGTGATTCTGCCCGAAAGCATGAACGAATGCCACGTCTTTTACGTTTTCTGGTATTAATGGCTTTCTGAGGTCAGAACTACCGTTGTTTATCTCCTTCACGCCAACGTTGATGTATCCATCCCCATGCAGTCGCTGATATATTAATTGCTGAGTAAGTACATCATTAAGCCTTAGCTTGTCTAATGCGTCCTGGTATGTTTCTTGTTTATCTGGGTCATCTGCAATAACCAACCGCCAGCCATTACGAGTAGCATCTTCTGCAGGCTTGGCCACTACTCTACGTGCAATAGCATCATGCTTGTACTGATTGTTAAGTTTATTATAGTCCTGCTCATCCCAACTATATCGCCAATGTAACAACGAATACGGTAGATGTGAGTTCATATCCAAACCATCAGAGCGGATAGTCTTATTTTTCTTTTCTTTCTTTCCAATTCCAAACAATGACCTGCCTCCTTTCTAAAATCTGATAAACGGTCCATTTGATTTTTTATTCAGCCGTCTCACTGCATAAACCATCGAGTCCACATTGTCATCGTGTGGCATGTTAGGGAACCCGAATATTTCTTCAAGCCAATCGTCAATTTCAGGTATCCACAAGGGATGCGGTACATATATCTGCCCTGCTTCCCAGATTGGACTAACAGAACTAGCACGTGCCTCTTTGCTGTCTGCTCCTGGCGATACTGGAACAATACCAGGTATCTCTTTCTTAAGAGTATCGATAATAGCAGGACCATTAGCTTTGTCCTCAACTAGCTTTGCTGTAGCATGTGGGTATCGTTGCGTCATTGCTCTAATGGCATCCAATGTTTGTGTGAAAGATAAGCGCTTATGACACCAGTGTGGTAAGAGATATAGTTTAGCTCCACGTCTTGCCCACGTTTGCCCAGCTACGAAGTCATCATTCTCTTTGCTCTTGAATGTTGCATCCCAGGCTTGGACCTGTTCATCGAAGTGCCTTTCAGGTATTTCCACATCTTTGTCAGTAAGACCTAGCTCTGTCATCTTTTGACGATCAGGAACATAAAATTTAACCCAATCTCGTTTAAAGATGTTGCCACCTTCTAATGTTGGTGATTGTTGGTACATTGCTTCAAATTTATGACTTCCCATGTCAAGCTTATGCGTTTCCAGTTCTTCCAATGAATGTAATTCAGGACATAGTGCATCCCCATTGTGCCTGCCTATTGCATCTGTTTCGCCAGCAGGGATGTTTTCAGCAATTGCTGGGAGTTTGATCTCTTCCCAGGGCAATGCTTTTCCTTTAAGCAATTGACCGGCAAGATCTTCTGTGTGCCATCTTGTCATAATGACAATAACGGAGCCACCTTTTTGGAGCCTGGGATAAAAGGTCATTGTCCACTCATCCCATATCTTTTTCCTTATTGTTGCTGAAGATGCTTCCTCAGCGTTCTTGTTTGGATCATCAATTATCAATAAATCTGCTGACATACCAGAAGCGCCACCAAGCATTGATGTTGCGTAGAATCCACCATCATGTTTAAGGATATTGAATGTTTTTGATGTGTTTTTGCTCATCCGCAAGCCAAATAGTCTAGGAGCCCATTGGCTAAAAATTCTCCTGTTAGCCTCAGCAAACTGGGTATAGAGATACTCTGAATATGTCGTTATCATCACATGCTTATCAGGGTTTTTCATAAGAAAATAACTGGCAAAAGTTTCGGTAATAGTTGTCGATTTTCCGTGTTGTGGAGGCATTTCTACAATATAAAACTTTTGTTCACCATCCATGATCTTTTGTAGCTTTTTACAAATGTATTTTATATGTGGAAAAAGTTTCAATTTAGGATTTGCCAACTCGAAGAAATATTGATACTCACGTCTAGCTAATTCTTCTTGTGCCCCGCGTTCGATTGCACGTATTTCGCTATGGCTGTAATTCATCAATATCATCCCCTATATGTGCTAATTTTCTAAGGTCATCAACAGACAGTTTTTCAAACTTTTTAGACGATGAATCAACTATCTTGTCTACTTCCTCTGCCTGTGCAGTAGCAAGTTTAGCTTCTGCAATTGCCTTTTCTGTCTGAGCCTTAATAAGTGGATCTCCCGGATTACGTTTAAGCAATTCTTTTGCTGCATTAAGTCTTGTCTTAACCGGGATTGGAACTTCAACAATGCCGTTTGATGTCATCACCTTTTCTTTTTCTTCCCCACGCATGATAGATGATAAGTATTCAAAAATCTCTTTCTGGTCGGCAACCTTCTTACTCTCAATTGACTTCCGCCTTTTTTGGATGTAGGCGATGACTTCATGTTTTTTCAAGTTTTGACCGGCTATTGAATAGGCTGATTTTTTCTTATATCCTGCTTTAATCGCTGCTTCCGTTGCGTTACCTGAAATCATATATTCATCTGCAAATTTGCGCTGTTTAACCGTAAGTTTATCCTTCAATACTTATCACCTTCTTTCTATTTTCAGGTACAAAAAAAGCGCCTTTATTCAGGTGCATAATAATCTTATTTATGCTTATTTTTAATGTTAATAATTCATACGAAATCTGGGCGCATTAGTGTTGTCTGGTGACTTGACGAAATCATCCTCAAAATAATGTCCAACTCTATTTGCAATTGTCTCTGCATATTTATCACTTTTACTTAATTTCTCAACCATTTCAATAATTTCATTAGGCTCTATTTCTACTGTTATCTTCATTTTTTGTCCTTCTTTTCTTTAATAAATTTATTGATACATGTCCTGCAGGTCTTGAACCTACATCAACGGATTTGGAAACCGCTATGCTACCTTTGCACCAAGGGCATAAAAAATGGACTATTGATAGGTCTAATCCTTGCATTAATAATATTGACCACCATATCAATAATCCATATCTGACACGCTCACTTAATACCTAATATTAAACTCTAAAACATATTATGAATATCCTAAATAAACATGCATTAAGGTTATAGCGTGTCTAGCGGGACGTTAGGATTTGCACCTAAAACTTGTGTTTCTTGTGTTATGCGATCGCCACATGCAGTTACATTACTGCCACGTCCCTATATTGCAATAAGTGTAAGACTCATCGTGCCATATAATGCACATGCCGTCTTATCTTGAATTCCCATTTGATAATTGCACGCGTTGGAAAGTTGCTTATTGCTATTGCGGTGTTGAGACTCGAACTCAGCTACAACCATTACCGCAACTCTTGGAGGAGTATAATTTAAGAAAAAATTGTTGTTGCTAGTTTAACGTCGTTTCGGACGAATACTAATTAAACCATGCACTGTAAACAGCTTTATAAAGATTTGTTATTGCTGACAATCTAGAAGGATCTATGTTTTCTAGATCTTCCATGTCTTCTAGATCTTCCATCTGTACTTCTAAAGCTTTTTTACAAAAATCCATTGCTGTACTTGAGAAATCAACAACTTTTTTAGAAATTTCATCCGTATTCATCATAATGTTGGATTTTTCTTTTTCCCTCTTTTGCTTTTCAGCAATACTTGAAATTAATAATTTCCTGTCATGATCTTTAATTAGATTTGTCAGACTTTTAACTAATTCATCACTAAAATTATCCATTAGCTTATTTCTCCTAATCTTTCGACATTACCATAATATAACGAAAACACTCCGCTTGACCTCCGCTCTTTGTCCGCTATTACTCCGCTAAATGTCCGCTAAAACTCCGCTTTTTTATTTTTCGCTCACAGTTTCTAAATCTTCAAAACTGCGTAAATCTTCAATATCAGTGCTGTCTTCCTGCCTCCAATAATCAAACCTTTCGGCAAATTCTACTAACGCATCATTTTTTATTTCATGGAACCTAGTATTTTGATAGCCCAGCCTTTTAGCAATATTATCGTTTGAAATTTTCTGAATAAAATAAAGATACAAGATAATGCTGTTTGGATAGCTGCAACTACTGATAGTGTGATCCACAGCTTTAACAACATTTTGAGCGTCAATGTTTACCGCCATCCGCTCATCCTGATGGTTGAGTCCATCATGTACTGTAATACCATTATCATCTAGTGTGGGGCTAGAGATATCACTTAAATGCTTATTGGCAAGGTTGAGATAATGCTTGAAGTCATCTTCAAAGAAGTCCCTAACATTCTGTATTGTTTTAGCTTTATCGATTTTTGATTTTTTAAATAAGCTCAATTCGACAACTCCAATCATTACTTTCAAACCTACTTTTTTACAAATACTTCAGTGTCATTTCCAGCTATCATAAACTTTTCACCGGGCTTAATATCGCACCAATGATATTTTTTGGCGTTAAATTCACCGTGAGTCCTTCTTTTTGCTTCTTCAATATTTCTAGCAACAATTCCCCAATATTTCAAATTGCTTAAATCAACAATATAAACATCATCATATTTTCCTTTGAAAGAGGCCCTTGGTTTAACTCTGTAGTATAGCAATATTCTGTTTATTGTTGACCTGGCATGACATAACTTTTCGGCAATCTCACCTACAGAATAGCCCATCTTAGTCAGCCTGATAACTTCATCATCGTAATAGTGCGGTGTGAACTGCTGGCCCGTTGCACTTGTCTTCATTTTTAGCCGTGGCTCTGCACCTGTTGCTTTGTGCAACTTTATCATTAACGGATTATCATCTGGTATTGCTAGCGTGCCATATTTAGCTTCTATTTTATGAATAATATCGTAAGGTATGTCAGCCACTTTCATCACTCCAAATTGCTGTAATCTCTACCCTTGGCTTGTCTGAGTAATACTTATCCACCTTGAGCGACACCACCTGCTTATCGTCACGGTATAGCCCCTCATGCACACATACAGCCTTGTGCTGCACATGATCCACTTTCATCTTTGGATTCAAGCCGTCCAGGATAATTTTTGCGATATTGTCGCTGTCAGGCTTCTTGCTCGGTCTCTCTTCCCCATTAAGGCATCTTTCTTTGCGCTTTTTAGAATAGGTCTTTGGAATCTTGAAGTATGCCCTGATGTTTAATATTATGTCTCCCGAAATAGGCTTAGTTATGCCATTCTTCTGTCTTACTTTTAAAGCGCTGAATCTAATCAGTTCTTCATATTTTTGAGTCACTTGTGGCGTGTATGTACTAACAAGCTTACCCCTGCGAGCAAATCTCGGCCTAGCCTTACCTTGTGGATCACCCAGAATGCCAAATACCAAGCTGTGATAGTTTAACTTATCGCTCTGCATTAATTAGCCTCCTTTCATTTTTCATCCCCTTCAGAATCGTCATTAAGACCATATATTAATGCCACCGCAACTGCTTGTCCTAGAATATTAAGCAATCTTGCATTGAAATGGTGACAATATTGCTTATAATCATCACCCATTGGAAGCCAAAGGTCGCGATATTCTTTTTTGAGCTTGTTTTCATTAACGGGACTAGGTAATGCTATTTGCATACAATCAATAAAAGTTACATCATCGATATCCATGAGATTGTTTCTAACCCAAATCACTCTTTTCTTAATGCAGTCTGGCAATTCACTCTTTGGCGCCATAGGCTTATCCTTACCATTTTTCCAGCCTTCTACAGATAGCAGCAATTGCTTAAATGTTATTATTGATTTGACTAAAAATGCTTCTGTTTCATCCATTTTTGTATCTCCTAAGCTATTCCCCAATAGCGATCGTCCCAGTCTCTCTCAAATTTTTGTTTGTCAAAATTAATTTGGTCATACTCATTGCCATCGGTTTTCCAGCACCAGCCGAAGTCAGTAATTAATTTTTCAGCCATTTGCAACTTTGATAACTTTTCGCAGTTATCTAATTTCTTACATCTTTCAATTCGAATGTTAGATTCATCAGGATATTTAAGCTTACTGCCAAACGCACTTTTCCCTCCTAAAAACTTTTGTTCAGCACTTTCTTTTGTTTTAGCAAAAACAAAGTCCTGAAAATCTCTATCCAAATAGTCAATTAAATATGCCTTCATTTTTTACCTCAACTAAAATTAATATCGTGTAAATTCAGGTTTTTCAGTTTGTCTAAAGTTTCAAAAAAAACATCTTTATTAATGTAGTAAATTCGGTTTTTAATTTTTATTGTGTAAACTACAATTTTTTTATTTTGAATATCAATATTTAAACCAGTGATATCTGATATTTGCTTTTCGTACATTCTGATAACACCGTCATTAGAGCTTCCCCTAAATTTAACAGTTTCGCTCATCTTGCATCCCTCCTAAAACGGTAAATCGTCATCCGAAATATCAATTGAGTCTCCCGATTCAGCAAATGGATCAGGTGCTTGGCTTTCATTACTACTGTTATTGTTTGCCAACCTATCCTTTTTCGACTCTAAAAGTGAAAAACTGTCAACAACTATTTCTGTTACATATACTTTCTGGCCATTTTTGTTTTCATAGCTTCTGGTTTGAATTCGGCCATCTATACCAACAAGTGAACCTTTAGACGTAAAATTACAGAAATTTTCTGCTGCTTTGCGCCAAATGACACAGCTGATAAAGTCAGTATCTCTTTTACCTTGGGAATTGCTGTATTGCCGATCAACTGCCAAGTTAAATGCAACTACAGATAGCCCACTCTGTGTTGTTCTCAATTCAGGGTCTTTAGTCAACCTACCAGTTAATACAACTCTGTTAATCATCTTTTTAACTCTTTCTTTTAATAATAATCAATCTCTTGTTCTTCATCATCATATTCTGGCTCGGAGTTGTATAAATGTATTTTGCTTTTGCTAAAATATAGGTCTTCTCCCCCAGTATCTGGAACAATAATTCTATAATCATAGCCATCTGGAATTTCAGCAACTACAATTTTGCTACCGTCTGCGTTGGCTGTAATACCAAGTTTTTCTACTGCTTTTATTGCATCTTTATCAAATCTGATTTTAGGGTTACAAGCTATTTCAAATAAATCATTACTTTCATTGTCGTCATAGTTTAAATTTTTGTATTTGCACATTAATTTAATTGCCCTTTGAGAAAAGCAAAAGACACCATTACTATCAATTAGCATTTTCATTTTTATCTCTTCCTTCTTCTTTCTTCTTTTTAACTTTTTCAAGCGCACTATTGATTTTTTCTGCCACATCGCTTGTTACTATGTAATCGCCAATTAAGTAGCCCTGATCATTCCAGATTTCAACTGTAAAAATATCGCTTGTTTTAATTTGAACAATTTCTGCATAATCAAAATCGTCAAGATTAATAGCACAGCCTTCGCCCTTCGTATTATCAAAAGTAATTACATTCTTTTTAATTTTGTTTTTTGTCATTGCTTTGTCCATTTTCTGCTCCTTTGATAAACACAGACCACCTTGTAGTACCTCTGCGGTCTCCCAAAATAGGTTTTTGATCAATCACGTTAAGAACTTTGTTAAAAGGAATTTGATTATTAGACCATTTGAAAAGCAAAGTTCCTGTTGGCTTTAAAACTCTCATGCACTCGTCAAATCCTGCCTTAATGTAAGTTGACCAGTCTTTAGGAAGGCACCCATATTTAAGTTTTAGCCAGCTGTTTTCACCTGCGTGGATTAAATGTGGTGGATCAAAGACTACTAGGTCAAACTCATCATCTTTGAAAGGCAGCTTCCTAAAATCTGCAATGATGTCAGGACTGATAACTATATCCCTGATATATTGACGATCCTTGACCTGATCCTTTTCACTTCGATTGTCGATATATGTCGTATGTGGCTCATGCTTGTTGTACCAGAACATCTTAGAGCCACAACATGCATCTAGTATCTTCATCAATCATGCCTTTCATTCGGCAATTTTTGAAAGAACTCGTTGTCCTTTAACTTATATTGCGGTGGCACATGCCCCACATAGGTAACCTTGCCATACTTATTCTTCCGATATACTGCTCTTGCCATTTAAATCCTCCATTTTCTTGCCAATTAATAAATACTCGTTATGTACTTTCATGTATTCGAACATGCAATCAATATTGCAGAAGTTTATACTGCCTTCATGTAGGCTTTTTATGGAGATATAATCTTCGCTTTGCCCATTAATTTTTTTCTCACATGTTGAGCAATACTTTTGTTGCTTCATCAATTATCCTTATTCAACTTCCTGCCACAAACTGGGCAATAGTTAATCTTTTGACTATCGAAAGTAACTAGTCCATATCCGTCTCTAGTTGCCTTAACTAACTCTAATCTGGTTTTTGACACATCAATAAATACAGATTCATTCCCTTTTATAAGAAGTTCTGAGCCATATTTCCCTTCGCAATATTCACACATTTTTTGCCTCTATTCTGTAACCTGCTCTATCTTTTTAGTCTCAGGGTTAACTTCAAACAGATCCATCTTTTCTCCGTCATCTTTGTTATCGTCTTCGGGTTCAAAGTTGCTATCTGCTGGGACATCATCAATGCCATTATCCACTGGCTCTTCAGGCTCATCCGGCATTTGCTGATTGAGACTCTCGAATAGGTCCTCAGTTAAGCCGTAAACACTGCCATCTTTAGTTGTTACCGTGTATTTGGTCTCTCGTTGACCATTAGCATCTATCCTGTGCAACTTGTCTAGCATTGCTATATCGCTAACTTCAAACTCACCGTCCAGTTCTTCAATCAGTTCCAGTTGGCTGGACTCGAGATACACAGTGATCTGACCGTCTGCAATGTCGTTAAGCTTGTCTAGCGAAAGGTGATCTGTCGTTGTTTTAATCTGAATTGTGACACCCTTATCCTTAGTTTTAAAGTTGTCTAAGTCACCGTTAAATGTTATTTTCTTGCCGTTCATTTTTGTTTCTCCTCTAATTTTTCATATTCTTTAAGTAAATGATTCGTGATTTCTTTTGACGTAGTTAAAATTTTTAAAAATGGTTCCTTGTACGCTTTTACTTCAATACTATTTTCAGGATTATCACCTAGCCTCATTGCTTTTTTATAAATTTCTTGGAATTTTTCTCTCGAGTCATATCCTAATAACTTAATAATTTGACTAGTAATAGAGATGGTGAAAAATGGTTTATATGAATCATTCAATTCATTTTTTCGATACTTTAAGCATACATTTGGAAAATTAATAAGCATCAACAACTCAACTATTTTTTCTAGATATTCTGTATCTAAATCGCCTCGGATATAAGAAACTGATGTGCCGAAGTAGTCTGCCAATTTTTGCCATGTTTCAATTTTGGGTTCTCTATCCCCTCTTTCGTACTTGGCTAAAGCATCAGCTGTGATAATTAAGGCTTCTTTTTCTTTTACTTTTTCAGCTGTATCTTTTAAAGTTAATCCATGACTTCTTCTTAATTCTCTTAGTCTATTAGGTACTTGTGTTTCAAATCCCTGTAGGTATGTGACTGATACATTGAAAAAGTCTGCCAGCTTTTGCCACACTTTTAGCTTTGGCTCAGTCTTGCCATTCTCGTAATTACTATATGTACCTCGCTTTATTCCAGTTTTTTCTTCTATATCATCAAGGGTCAATTTCCTTTGATTTCTAAGTTCTTTTAGCCTGTTCATTTTTCTTTGCCTCTATTTAAGGATGACTGCTAACTGCCATGCCTAAGCTATATAGCGTGTTATCTAGCTCACTGATTTTATCGCTCAGGTCTTCAGCTCTTTCAATTAGCGTTACAAGGTTTGCAGCAATACAAAGCTGTGCCGTTACAGATACTGTTACACCATAACCAGAATCCAGATTATTACTTGGATGAAAATTATATTCAGTCATGTCAAGTTGAGACTGGGCCATCTGTTTTAGTTTTTTTCGATATTCACGTTCTTCCTTGCTAACATATGGGGTATTTCCTTTTAGATAGGTAGCTGTTACACCCAAGTGCATTGCAATTTTTTCTAATTGCCTTTGATCAAATCCACGATTTTCATAGTTATTTTGGAGCTGGCAAAATTCATCAACATCTACTCCAAATAATTTGGCCAACTCTTCTTGGCTAACGTTTTTTTCTTTGCACAATTCTTTAATTCTCATTTTTATACCTCTACATATTTTTGCTTATCAATTTATCTTCCTCATAAAATAGCCAGTCATCATTTGAATAATCTTTGTAGCCATTATTTTTAAGCTTATCTACCCATTTCTTAGCCTCGTTATAATTGCTAAACGAGTAACCATTACTTTTTCTTTTCAGAAAAACAGCTTCTAGTCGTTCTGAAATCATGTGTTGTCTAATCTCACTTAACCATTTATGTTTTGTATTGTTGAAAACTTTTACAGACATTTTTAATCCTCCATTAAGTCCATTTGTTCTAGTGTTGGCCTGATACCATCTTTTGCCAGTAGGTCGTAGATAAACTTTTTACCTTTTTGCGTCCACTTGAGATTGTTGTGCATTCCCTGTTTACCGCCATTCTGATAAGTAAATGGCTCATATTGTGTGTAGCCTCTATTGGCGTAGTCACGATATACTACCCATACTTTGCGGTGGCCACTGCCTTGTTGGTAGATAATGCCACGCTTATGCAATTCCTGATTAAGTTTGGCAGCACTCCAGCCGTAATCTTTAGCGATTTCTGTTGTAGTCATCAAACCTGGGTTCCTCATTTGTGAATTGAAATAATCGACCTTGGGCTTCTGCTTTTCTAGTTGCTCTGCTTGTTCGGTAGCTAACTTTAGAGCACCTGCAAAGGTAGTCGGGATATTCCACTCTTTATAAACCATCTCAATTCGGCTATCCTCTCTTTGCCTCATGCGATTAAATAGCGTCACATATTCTGCTGTAAATTGATTGCCCTTTTTACCAGTAAGCTTGTTTGCGACAAATTCGCAACCTTGTTTAGTCAACAAATAGCACGGTCTTATTTGATTGTTTTTATCGGTATACGTTGACTTAATGAAAAAATCAGCCGAACCACTGCTGTTATTGGCTTTGCGAGCCGAATCCAATTTTGGATCGGGCTCCTTATCATCTATATCTCTGATATATCTGTCGATGTCTCTGCTCAGATGAGCATGTGACTTGCCAATCATATTGGCCACATCACGACTGTCTATTACCTCTGTTCCGTTAAATGTAAATAACTGAACGTCCTGCATTACTGTCACTTTCTTTCTCTAAATTTACGAAAAACTGGTGTAGCTTTTCTAGCTGTTTTTTCTCTTGTTTGTCAAACGCTCCAATACCATTAGCAACGTCATAATTAAATCTCTCTACTGCTCGTTTCTGGAACATCCTGTTGTAGATAGTGTCCCAGTCACTAGCTTTTTCTATTTTCTTATTAGTCATATTCGTGGCCTTTTATCAGCTATTTTTGAAAAGTCAATAACCTTCCGTCTATCGCTCTCTTGCATCCTGCTTACTAGCCTCGAGTGATAGGTTCTATACAACTCATCTAAACTCAAGTTAGTTGTTGTTATGATCCGTTGGTTACTTTCGTAAATATCAAATATCGTGTCCTGCACAAAGCTGGTAGCCATATTGTTAGCACTCTCAGCTCCCAAGTCGTCTAGGACAACTAGATTAGCCTTGCTGACTACATCGGTTACATGCTTAGGTGACCATATTCCTGTTTTATCCTGGAACCAGTTCTTCATTTCCCGAATTAGCTTGTTTACGCTGATAAATAGACATCTCACCATTGGATCAGAATTGTCATTAACTGCGTTAAGGATAGCCATTGCCAGATGCGTTTTTCCTGCACCTGCATTGCCATACAGCAGGCTGTTGCCCTTCTTATCTGGGTATTTGAGATATTCGCCAGCAATCATTCTTGCGCCTTGCTTAGCTTGGCGCTCAACTGAACCAGCTTTAGCCTTGAAATTATCAAATGTATAATCAAATACTTCATCCCGATCGACTAACGATTGCCGCTTAAGATAGCCTTTAGTTTGGTTTATCTTCAGGTTTTGAGCCATCTTTTTTATCTGCGCCTGATTTTTCTCGTATTGACACTGTTCGCAGAACGGTTTCATTTTTTTAAAGCCGTCTAAGTAAACCAGGTGCACATGGTGTTTAGGACAAATCTGATCAGTTTTTCTTGTGCGATGTGCAATTATATTTACTGCTTTGCCATTTATTTTCATAGCTCCTCCAATTGCCTAAAAGGGTAGGTCATCTTCATCCACACCATCCATTGTCCCGTTTGCGTAAGCTTCTGCTCCAAAGTCTGCATGTGCTGGCACATTAGGCGCTCGCTCGTTCAAGTAGCTTTCAAACTTTGTCCCGAATAACGTCTGTGGTCGCAGGTACTTGCTCATCTTTTGATCATGTGACCAACTAGCCACCTTGTTGTCTATTACTCGCTTGAAGTCGTCTAACTTGTATCCCTCTTTGACTCGTGCATCAATCAGCCTTTTGTTGATAGCAGAACTAGCCTTGTATCTAGCACCTATCTTTTCGTTTAGATAATCAATGACATCTTTGTGGATAGTGCTAGGTTCTGCTTCAGCTGAACCATTATTTCTTTTACTTGTTGTTTCTTCTACTTGTTGTTTCTTACTATTAGTATTTCTTAGTCTTGGATTTGCCTGTTTAGGTTTTGCCAATATAGGTTTTGCCTGTTTAGGTTTCACCTGTATTGGTAAATCCAACTTAGGTGAATCTGTTAGAGTCCATATGCTTTCTTTAAGCATTCCACCTTCTCTACTGCGCTTTCTTTCAAGATAGCCATACTTCTCAAGTTCCTTGAGGCACTTATTCAACTTGTCGATTCCTTGTGGCGAATGAGTGGCTACTTCCTTAGCTCTATAAGTCCACTCGTCTGCTTGTGACCATAGGTAGTTGAAAACGCCTCTAGCTTCCCATGTTAAGCGACTATCCCTAATTGCTTTATTTGAAGTAATGGTAAAATTCTTGTTACCTTTTTTAATTATTTTTGCCATTTTTTAACTCCTAAAAAAGATTAAGTGTCTGGGTTTCGTCATCAGTAGTATCACCGTCAACTAGTTTCTTAATTTCATCATTTTTTTCTTTCTCATTTTCCTTTTTTGTGCCAGTTTCTTTTTCATCAATTTTTTTCTTCTCGTCTTCAGGTTTTTTTAAATTTTTGTACTTAACTTCCTGAATCCGCTTTTTAAGATTATATTGATCCAGCAACTGTTTAATAGCCTGCAATGTCTGAGGATCCTTCTGTGCCATTAGCCAGTGCATTGTTTCAGGGTCTTCACCTTCTATGTAATCTTGCCAAATATCTTTTAGATAAAGCTTTTTGCCATAAACATCGACTTGGAACCTATCTAGTTCGTCTTTATCCAGAGTTAATACCCGCTTACGTGTATCTTGTGGTTTAAGGCTCTGCGCATCATCGTCATCTTCACTTGCTATTCCGAAAGCAGCACTTAAGCTATATCTCTTTGCGTAGCTTATTAAACTCGCTGTCTTTTGTGCATCTTCGCTTTTGGAATTGCTGAACCAGACCTTATCTGTTATCATTTGAGCACCTGATGTGTCTACCATAACTGTCTGCACACACACGCCCTGGCTACTGTTTTCTATGTCGAAGTAGTATGCAAACGCTGTATTGCCATCTTTGTCCTTAACTAGTCGACAAGCGTCCATTACAGCTTTGTCTACGTCTGCTAAATCAGCATACTTGTAACTGTAATTCCTGCCCTTTTGCGTCACAACTTTAACTGTGTGTGTCCTTCTAGGCTGTTTTATCTTGCTTTTAACCTGAATAAAATGCTGATTCCAAGTAGCACGGCTCTGTTCATCTCCGATAAACTCCATTAGTTCACCTTCTCAATTTTGAATCCCATGTCTTTCAGATATTGCAATAATTGGTTAAATTGATAGTTAGTACCGCCTAGCTTAATTCTTGCCTTTTTAGTAATCAGGTAGGCTATGTGATAGTCAGCTATAACTTCACCAGTGTTCTTATCAATAGCTTTACCGTTCTTCTCAACAATGTTTTTGTTTGCCTCGGGTTTAGGCTTTTTCTCACGTTCAGCGGCTTTTTCGACTTCTTTGGCATAATTATCCATTTCGCTTAAAACATTGCTTAGAGAGGAATTATTTAACTGCTCAACCCAATGTTGATAAGGTAGCCCTAATTCATCCGCTTTAGCAGAGACAACTTTAATGTTTTCTGTCTTTTGCTTTTTTTCTTTGATTAAAATATTAATTTGCTGATTGATTTCTTTTTCGAACGTTGCATAAGACTCCGACTTGTTGTACCATTTTGGATTAATTTCAATCTTTGCTGGATCAACTCCAGCTTGATTACAACGCTTATCAATATCAACATTAATATTGGCCTCACGTTGTTTTTTAGCGTTCTCTTCAAACACTTTGATCTGATCTCCGATGTGGTCGGAAGCCTGACCTATTTCATCCAGTAGGTTTTTAATTTGCTTTTTGAAGATCAATACTGGCTTGTCGGCTTCTTTAACAATCGTTATCTTCTTGTCATTTAGCGCTTTGCTTAGTTTATTAAGCCTAGCTCTTGCTTCTTTTGCTGATTTAAAATTGTTTGTGTCTACGTCATACTTGGTAAACTCAGAATTAATTGCATCAACACTGCTCTTCATTTTTTCGTATTCAGGAAAATCTATTTTTGCAGGAGTAAAGGCAATGCCATATTGCTTACTCCCTAGTGCAATTATTTCTTGTCCTTTTTTTAATTCTTCACTCTCAGCCATCATTAAAGCGCCTCTCTTTCTTTGTCAGTCAATTCATGCCCGTCAAAGTAGAACATTGCTACGTCGTACCACCATTCTCCATCGGGGTCATCCCACCAGGATGCAAAATCTTCCAACATGTCCTCGTATGTTCGCATTCCCCGTGGATTTTGTGGTGAATAGCCAACTGTTTCAGTAAACTTTTTAAGGTCGTTCATTAAAAAGGCTTGTGCAACCACAAAGTCTCTTGCAGTGCTGTAGTCACAGCCATATTCACCATAGGTAGCTAAGCCACCATTAGCTTCTGTTCCAATACACTCCATAATGTGCTATAATCTCCTTAGTATTCTTTATTAACTTAAGGTCCGATCGCTATCGGGCTTTTTTGTGTGTCAAATTGTCCCTGGCAGAAAGGGCGGTAAACTTAGGACGTAGATCATTAATCCCAGCCCAGCAATTGCTACTAGCAATGACACGATTAACAATCCTTTGCTTTTCGGACAAGTGCCGAAACCTGCGTATAATATGTGCTGCCATTCTTCTAATATCCTTTCCATAATTTTTTCCTCATTCAAAAATTCCTTTGTTTAGCTCCTTTACATGAATTTTAATTAGAATTTTTTCTCTTATTTGCCTTCACTTCCTTTCTAAGTGTGTCTAAACTAATCTCCAACGCATCAGCAATTTTGCAAGCATTTTTAAATGACATTTCAGAGCCATTTTTATAGTTCGCAATAGTGCTCCATGGTAATCCTGTTAGCTTTGACAATTTATAAATGCTAATCTTTTTAGCTTCCATGATTTCTTGAATTTTATTCCACATTTAGTATGCCTTTTTCTTGAAAGCACTATATATAGTGCTATATACTTATAGTGAATTGCCCCTTGATATAGTGATATATCATGTGAACCGAGTGAATTCAGGGAAAACCTAAGTCTTTTGGATATGGCAACCCTGAGCCAAGCTTAATTGAAGGTGCAACGCATAGGACAATATCCCACGAGCGCTCGGCAACTCATTTGAGTTGAAGATATATGCTGAACTGCTAGAAAACTAGTAGAAGCTAAGGATAAAAAGCCTTAGCGTTAACATAATTGAATACAGCTTTTAGAGAATTGATAAACTCTTATAATTTAGAAATAAAACCTGCAATTGAAGCAGCAAAGGGTTATAGTGGAAAATCGTTCATTAAGGATAATCTTAAGTTTAAGTTTGATCCTGTTAGCGGAGAAGCTAAGAAGGAGATGAATGCTTTGAAAGAAAGCAATAAACCTATCACTTCTTCTATTTCACAAAAATTAAATTCAGCTGGTATTTCACAAGGTAATTCAATTTATTAACCATCCTTTAGGATGGCTTTTCTTTTTGTTTAATTTCCTTATTGGGGTAGTTTTGCATTCCAGTCAATGTCATTGCGATGCTTTTCCATCCATTCAGCTGCAGGTTTTTCAAAAATAATAGTTTTGCTGCCCTCTTCCGTTCTCCTTGGATTAACCACCCATCCACCGTTTTTCACGTTAACTTCTGGAAATTCATCAAAAATGAATAACCTAATCCAGTTTGGAGCTTTCTTACCACAATACTTCTCGGAAAATTCTTTCATTTTGATAGTTCTACCAGCCAAAGACTTTGCGGGAACGTAGCCCCGTTTTTCCATTATTTGGTCGACTACACCAGTCAAAGTTTCAACTGGTATTGGTAAATCTATTACATTTGCCATTACATAATCACTTCCTTTCATTTAGTCAGTGATACCTAAGATTTTTTGCATCTTTTTTCTAAGCTTTTTAGACATAGGAGAGGTATCGCCCTTAATAGCTCGATTAATCTGTTGCGGTCCGGTGCCTAGCTTAGTAGCCATCTCGCGTTGATTAATCTGATGCTCTAATAAGGCAACTTTAAATCTAATTTCACACTTTTTAGCGTTTTCTTCTAAAGACTGATCAAACATCCATTTCACCTTCTTTTTTGTTATTTCTTCATCAAGTTCTTGCATTAATTTAGACAATTGTCTATAATTAACGTATGACAAATAAAAGAAAAAGTTCGCTTTATCAATTAAAGGCCAAAAATATAAATTGATAGGCTTGTTTTTTCTTGCTTAATTACTTGATGATTTAATAATAAGCCATTTGTCTAAATATGTCAAGACGATTGTCTAGATTTTGGAGAGATAAACATGTCGCTTATAGATAATATTAAAATGTTGGCTAAACAACACGGATTAAGCCTTTTGCAATTAAATGACCAAGCTCATTTAGGGAAAAATGCCATTTATAAATGGAAAAAGCAGCGTCCAAGTGTTGAAAATTTGGAAAAAGTAGCAAGTGTATTACATTGCTCTGTAGATGATCTAATTAATGATCCGACTGACAAAGTTAATAAAACTATTAATAATTTTCACGAAGCGCAATATACAGTTCATGAGAATACAAAGGATGCTCTATCTAAAATTTTGCACTCTTATCCAATAGGCGAAAGTCCACTTCAGCCAGCTAACGATCAGGAATTTAAAAAGCATACTCAAGTCAAACCACATAATTATCAAGTTAGAGTACCAATTTTGGGCAATATTGCCTGTGGTGAGCCAATTTTTGCAGAACAAAATGTTGTAGGCTATCGTGATCTGACATTTGACCATGTCCCTTCTAATAAGTTATTTATGCTATATTGCCAAGGAAATTCCATGCAGCCTTTAATTCCAGACGGATCATTAGTAACATTGGTAAGACAACCTACTGTTGAAAATGGTGATTTAGCAGCTGTTCTAATAGATGATGAAGCAACGATTAAACGAGTTAAATTTGCTGGTAATGAAGTAATATTAATTCCTGAAAATAATGCCTATGATCCGATCGTTTTAAATAAAGATAAGCCTGGAAAAATTCTAGGTAAAGTTGTCCATGTGGAATACGATGTTAAGTAGGAATGAAAAACATATGCCATTTTAATCTTTTAAGTCGTTTATAAAAATGGTAAATTGTAAATGTATTGTTAAAAGTATAATAGGAGAATGCAAATGGAATTATTATGGATAATTGCACTAATAATATTTATTATTTACATGATTATTAGTGACAGAAAGTTAAAAAAAAGCAAAGATTATAAAGAGGCATTAAGACAAAGCAAAAAGCCACCAAAGAAACTATTAGTGAAACGTTGGTGGGTATGGGGTTTAATACTAGTTTTAATTTGCGGTTTCTTTGTATCAGCTTCAAATGATGCCGAAAAACATGATGAAGCATACAATACTACCGCTCATCATTCAAAAAAACCAAAAAATGTTAGAAAATCTGTTAAAAAAAAGAAGAAAAAGATTTCAGTTTCCAATACCAAAAAGGCTTCCAAACCCGAACCTGAAAAAAACACAGCTAAAGCAGTTACTTTAAGCGCAGGTAAATATAAGGTGGGTAGAGATATTAAACCTGGCAGATACGTTATAAAAGCTATTCAAGGAAGTGGCAATCTATCTAATAGTGATGCTACAATTAACGTTATTTTGGGCAACGATGTGAATAGCGACCAGGTAACTTCATTTACTACAAACTTGGTAAAGGGTGACAAAATTAATTTAGACGGGATAGAGTCTACAAGCTTCACCCCAACTCCAGATAAATATACTTATAAAACACAAATTAGTGCTGGCATATGGCTAGTAGGACGTGATATTAAACCTGGCAGATACGTCATAAGGCCAATAAAAGGAAGTGGTAATTTGATTTCTGATGGATCAGATGATGATTTGAACGAAATATTAGGCACAGACACTGAAAGCGGCCAAGTCAGCAAAGTAACGGCTGATTTAACTGCTGGAGAAGTTATATTATCTAATTTAGAATTAATAGGCTTGACAAAAAAATAAAATTTAAATATTTGGAAACAAAAAACTTCTAAGAAATTTCAGTTCGAATAGTAATTTCTTAGAAGTATCACAAATACAACAGGGTTATGCCCTTTTGCATACCCTATTATAGCATAGGAGATAAAATTTAAAATGGCTTATATAAAAAAGCGTGGTAAATCTTGGCAAGCTCAGGTATCTTGGTATGATGAGCAAAATAATCGTAAATATAAGACTAAAAGCGGCTTTGCTACCAAAATGCAGGCTAAAAAATGGGCTAATGAATTTGAAGTAGCCAAAGATAAAAATTTAATATCGGATCAAGATCCAACTTTTGCTGATTACTTTGACGAGTGGTATAACCGCTATAAAGCGCCTGGAAAATCTAATAGCACTAAAAGGCGTTATCGTAGAGCCTATGATCTTATTAAAGAAAATTTTGGCAATATAAAGCTGTCTAAAATGACCAGGGCACGTTATCAAGACTTTTTTAACTCATATGGAAAAACACATGCTAAAGTAACTGTTCAAAAAACAAATGGTACAATTCGTAGCTGTGTCAAAGATGCAATCAGTGAAGGATTAATATCAGCCAATTTTACAGATAGAATTAACCTAACGTGGAATTCTGAACGTACACGTAAAATAGACTATCTAAACTTTAAGCAAGTTCAAAAATTAAAAGAGTCATTACTAAACGGTTTAAATACTCGTTACACCAGCAGATACATGTTATTAACCATTATCTATACTGGAATGCGTCCTGGTGAAATAAAAGTCTTAACATGGCATGATATTGATTTTAAAAATAAAACAATAACAATAAATAAGTCATGGGATTACGATAATAAAAATATTGTAAATTATGACTCAAATGAAATTAACAAGAGCACAAAAAATATTTCTTCAACCAGAATAATTAAAGTTGATCAAAAATTACTCGATATTTTAAGCAAATTAAAAGTAAATAATCATGAAAGAATTTTTATCGACAATAGAGGAACCATTCCTACTTCAAATGCCGTAAATAAAACTTTGCGACAACATTTAGCAAAAATCGGTATAAATAAAAAAGGCTTCCATTTTCACAGCTTACGGCACACTCACGTGGCTTTATTATTATTTAAGGGAGTTGACCTATATTCTATTTCTAAACGCTTAGGGCACGCAAATATGAGTATTACGGCAGGTGTTTATGCATACATGCTTGATGAGCTGAAACAAAAATCTGATCAACAAATTGTAAAGATACTTGATGAAATTTAG